GATCGCCTGCGCACCAGTGACAATGCCATCGCTGACCCAGTGAATGAACTCGACGCCGCGATCGCCGAGCCAGCCCGCGAACGCGACGATCTTATCCCAGACCCAGCCCGCGAACTGACCGGCCCAGTCGAGTAGCTGCGCGAAGCCCGCCTTGATCCCATCCCAGAGCCAACCCAGCAGCTCGCCGCCTCTGTCGATCAAGAAGCTCGCGAAGCCCGAGATCACGTTCCAGATAGCGGGTACCACGCCGGAGAAGAACTCGACGATCACGGTCCAGAGGGTGCCGAAGATGTTCTTGATCTGATCCCAGACGCCCGAGAAGATCTCTTTCGCGCCGGTCCAGACCTTCTCCCAGTCGCCGGTAAAGATGCCCGTCACGATGTCGATCAGACCGTGGAAGACCTGCACGATATTCGCGATCGTGTCAGCGATGAACCCGAACACCGTCTTGACGATCGGTAGCAGCGACTCGATCACGGGAATGAGCGCATCGATAATCGCACTCGCGAGCGAGATGATCACATCGAGCACTGCCTGCACGAGCGGAACCAGTGCCTCGAAAGCACTTTGCAGCGGGGGGAGTAGTCCAGTGATCAGATCTGACACGTACGGAATCAGCTCGCCGATGATGCCGACGAGGGTATCGAAGAGCGGCGTCAGCGCGTCGAGCGCCTTGCCGAGAGCATCACCGATCACGCTCGCGAGCTCGCCGATGATCTTGACCAGGCTCAGCACGAACGGCAGCACCGCGCGAATCAGCTTCTGGATCTGCGGAAAGATGATCGAGACGAGACGCCCCAGCATGGGAACGATGATGGCCAGCGTCTTCTGCAAGACGCCGCCGATCGTACGAGCGAGCGTCGCGAAGACGGTCGCGATCTGCGGGAGCTGCGGCAGCAGCGTCTTGAAGATCAGCGAAACCGGATTGAACACCGTAAAGAGTTGCAGCACAATCGGAACAAGATCTTTGATCGACGGCCACAGCTCCTTGAAGACGTCGACGAGCGCCCCGCCGATCGTCGTGCCGACCTGTTCGAGTATCGGCCCGATCGTGTCCCACGCACTCTTGAACGCCCCGCCGAGGATCGGCACGATGTCTTTGACGAGATCGCGAAACGTCAACAGGCCGCTGATGATCGGCGAATCTTCTTCCAGGCCGAAGATCCCGCCCTGGAAGTCGCCCGTCTGAAAGAGCTTGAACAGCGCTGTCGCCGCTGGCACGATGACGTCGAACGCGTCGTTGAGTTTGCCGCCCAACGTGCCAGCGAGCCCGAAGACAGCGCTACCAACGGGTTCCAGGGCGACGAGCGCCTTGTTCTTGAACAATTGCCACTGCTCGGCGAAGTCGGCCGTATCTTCTGCTGTGCCGAGAATCGTCGTCTGATTGTCGTTCAGCGCCTGCGTCATCGCGTCGACGTTCAGCGTGCCGTTCTTGGTCGCCTCGACGAACTGCGCTGCGCCCTTCGTGCCGAACAGAGTCGACGCGAGATCGATTGCTTTCGCGTCGTCCCCGCTCTTGACGAGATCGCCGATCTGACCAGTGACGCGCTGGAACGCTTCTTGCGGCGCTTCGCCGTCCTTGCTTAGCTTGACGAGGGCCTTCCCCATCCCGCCGAGCACGCTCTGAGAGTTGATACCTGCCTTGTCGAGCTGGCCGACGAGAGCTGCGCTCGACTCGAAGTTGAACCCGAGCTGCTGTAGCGCGGGCGCGCTCTTCTGGATCGACCCGGTGATGTCGTCGATCCCGGTACCCGTTGCCTGGCTGACCTTCAGCAGATTGTCCATCTGCGTGCTGACGTCGGCACCCGTGACGCCGAACGCGTTGAACGCGGCGGTCGCCTGATCCATGTTCAGGTCTTTGCCGGTGATGTCGCCCAGCGCCAAGAACTGACTCGTCACCGTTTCCAGATCGCCGCCCGTGAGCCCGAGTCTCGTTGAGACAGCGGACAGCGCGGGGGCGATCTTGTCGAACTGGACGGGAACCGTTGAGCCGACAACCTTTGCGCTGTCCGTCAGCGCTGCGAGCTGCGCGCCCGTCTTGCCCGTCGCGATCTGGATGCCGTCTGAGACGTCGTCGAATGTCGCGCCGATCTTGTACAGCCCAGCGAGCGCAGCGCCGCCGACAGCAGCAGCGCCAGCAGCGACACCCGCTGCGGCAGTGAGCGCTCCGCCCCACTTGCTGCCGGTCTTCTTGCCGTGCTCTTCGGCCTGCTTGTCGACGTCGCCGAACGCTTCGCCGACCGTGCCCTGCACGCCTTCGAGGGTCGGCACGAGCTGGACGTACGCCGTGGCGATCGTTGCTTGACCAGCCATCACGCCGCCCATCTCTGCTCGAACTCGTCGATCGACATACCTTCGCCGCCATAGTGCTTGGTGTCGCTAGGCCGCTCCCTGCCGGGTCGGCGAATCGGCTCAGGACGTGGCGCTTGCGCCTTGCCCTGACGCTGCCAGTTCGCATCCCAGAGCGCCTCGACGACGAGCGCGAGCAGCTCTTCGAGCGTGCCCCACTGGCTCCGCTCGCCATACATCGTCGAGAAGACAGCGCTCCCGCGTGGCGAGTGACGAAAGAACGAGACGAGCGTGCGCAGCGAGAAGCGTTGCGGGTAGTCGTTGATCGAGCAGCCAGCGCGCAGAAGATCGGCCTCTAGTGCGTCCCACTGATCGACTGGGAGACACAAGAGGCCGACTATTCCCCCAGATCGATGCCCGAGTGCAGCGCCCACTGGCGGGAGAACTGATCATTGAACTCTTCCATACTCATCTCGTCGACGATCGCGAGCGTCGCTGCGTCGCAGTCTCTCTCGATGATGTAGTAGGCGAGATCGATCGGGCTACTACCGCGCAGCTTGCGCAGCTCGCCAGCCGTGTTGAACGGGCGAGCGAGACTTGCGACCGTGATCTCTTTCCCGTCGTTTGTCGTATAGGTGAACGGCTCTTCACTGCCGCTCGTCGTCTTCGAGACAGCGCCGTTCGATGCTGCGCGAGCTCGTGTGCGTGTTGGCATGATTCGCAGGGCTTCTCTCTAGTGATGTGCAGGGGGTCTCGCTCGGACGAGACCCATCCCCTGCGTGACGATATCGTCCGAGCGAGCTTGGGTCACGGCCCGACATGAATCCCGTCGTCGGTGTAGATCACGACCGTGTTGCCGTCCTGGTCGGGCGCAGCAGCGATCGTCACGGGCACGATGACGGCTGCTGTTCTGGTGAACTGGGAATCGCCCCGCTCTGTCACCTGACCGTCAGCGATCACGATGCGCATATGTCGCACACCGTCGAGGATGTTGAAGATGTAGCTCGCTCGCGCGGGCTGCGAGACGTTGATATTGATCTTCATCAGCCCACCGGTGCTGGCTGTGCCAGGGGTCACCGTGACGTTCGCGTCGCCGAAAGCGACCTTCGCGGACTCGGGGTTGATCTCCAAGAACTCGGTCTTGACGGTGACGTTGCTCAAAGACTTGATCCGGCGCACGATGTCGCCGCCCCAGTCTTTGATCTCCGTCCAGGTCTGCGCGTCTGCGAGTGTCGCGCCGTTCTCTGTGATGTACCCGCAGCCAACGAACGCGGGATCGGGCGCGGTCGTCGCATCTGTCGGGAGCGCCGTCCCGAGCGGTGCTCGCATCACCGAGCCGACGATTCGATCGGGTACGCCGACATAGACGGTGTCGTTGCTGTAGTCGACTACTGGTGCGCTCATGATTCGTTGCCCTTCCGGCGAGATGTGTTATGGGACGAGCGACTTGGATCGCACGACGACGAGAAAACTCTGCGAGTAGCGGATCGGGTCCATCTCGGTCGGGCTGACGTACGGCCCTGACAGCTCGTTGACGTCGTAGATCGCGAAGCCGTCGATCGAGAAGCCCCATAGGTCGTTGAGCAGCGCGCGCACTCGCTGCAAGATCTCGATCGCTCGCGAGCCGGTAGCTGCGCGAACGTCGACGGTGATCTGTGCCTGATCGCTGACGAGATCTCGTCTGACGCCGCCAGTGCGATACAGCACGACCGACTCGACGCCGCTCTGTGGCGGTCGATCACTGATCGGCACGTTCGGAATCCCAGCGGCGGGGAGCGCTGTCGTCAGATAGCTGATCAGCAGCGCCTCGACGTCCGGGTCGAGAATGAGTGCCATCACGCGTGCCGAGCTGCGTCGACTGATCGCGTCAGCGTGCGATTGTTCGCCTCGTCGCTGCGCGCCTGATGTGTTGCTGTGTGCACAGTCGCACGAGCTCGATCGAAGCCCACCCACGCGTCGGCCACATAGTCTGGCTGCCCGCCTGCCGCGTCGGCGACGTTCTCTGCACGTCGTCGCATGTCGTCGAGAATCTCGTCGCTCTGTAAGAGCGCCTTGATCCCGTCGCTGTTCAAGACGATGCGTACTTTGGTCGGCACGAAGATCACCCGTTCCAATCGACGAGATCGATGACGACGTGGTCGAGAAAACCGATCGACCATCGAAGCGGCTCGCCCGTCGTCATCAGTGGCGAGCCGTAGTCGTCGACGAGCACTCGATCGAAAGCGCCCACGATCGTCCCTGGCGGGGCATAGACGACGAAGACACTAGAGAGCGAGTCACGCTGCGATCGATCGTCTGCGCCTGTCTGGGGCTGCACCGAGCACCCGCCGACGCTGATCGTCTCGGCGGGTGGCTGCGACCAGTCGGGGACTTGCGAGCCGCGATCGCCGACCATGACGGGCCGCAAGATCGTGATCGTGTCCGGGCTCGGCACTCTGGGCAGCGCCATCACGCACGCCCGAACAGACGCAGCGAGTCGAGATGCGCCATCTGTGATTCGGACAGTGCGACGCCGCCCGACGAGCCGTCTGCCGCTGTCGAGAACTGCACGCTGACGGAGCCGACCGTCTGCGCCTTCTCGCCGAACGGGGACGCCATCGCTCGTGCGACGATGCTTGCGCAGAGCGTCGCGAGATACCCGCAGTCGTCCGGGTCGTAGCCGTGGCTGATCGATGCCTTGATCCCGCGCAGTCGATCTGTCCATAGCCCGTACTTGCGAATGAACCCGCTGGCACTCCACTCGATCTCGTCGCCGACATAGCTCGTTACCGTGCCCGTGCAGCTCGTCTCGTCGAGCGTCAGCAGCTCGACGAGATGCAACGTCGGCAGCGTCTGCACGTAGCCGCCGCGCCCGTCGATGACGACGTCTTCCGTCACGACCGGCGAGATGTGCCAGCCGCAGTATCTGCGAATGAGACTCGAAGCGGCGTCGAGCATCGGCTGTATCGCCGGGTCGACGGCGGTATTCGTCAGCGCCGCATACTGATCGGGTGTCGCAAACGACGGGTAGGTCGGCGTCATCGCTGCCCCCTACTTGTTCTGTGGTGTCTGCGCCTTGTTCGAGGGCTTGCTGACGGCCTTCGCGCCGCGTCGTTCGGCCTCTTCGGCGGTCAGCAGATACGTTGCGCCGTCTTCTGTCTCGTACTCGTCGAGATCGCCCGTGGCCTGTTTCGTCGGGGCCACACTCGACACCACGATAGGGTCATCCGCCGCCGGCGGCTCAGGATCATCTTTGGCCGCACTGGTTTTCGAACGATGCACTGCCATCTTGTCGTCCTTCTCACTCATGGGGCGATACCCCCGACCCAGTTGGTGCCCGACCAGCAGCAGCGCCCAGCAGCGCCAGCGAGCAGCGTCTGCACGAACTGACCAGTCGTCCACGCTGACGCAGGACTCGCAGTAACGTGACAACTCGCCGGATCGTTGGGGGGAGTGCTGCTCGCTGGGGTCCAAGTGCCGGGAATGCCCGCCGTCGCGCCCGTTGCCGGGTTCGTCGGGGCGGGCGGCGTGTCTGGATTCGGGAACGCTGTTGCGTCTTCGGGTGTCAGTAGAAAGGTCAGCCAGAGATCTTGATCGATCTCGACTCTGTACTCGTGTCGCGTGTCGGCCATGCTGTTACCTCTTCCGGGAACGCGCGCCGCTGCGGTCGTGCATGACGCACAGCGGCGCGAGCTCTCATCCCTGGGACGA